GTAAAGCCGCCGCGCAAGCCGATTACGAGCGCCGCATACTTGACGCGCTGGAGCCAGGCACCGAAGCCGACGCCCTGCGCGCTGAAGTGAAGCGGCTGAGGGAGGCGTTAAAATTTTACGCTCCTATTGAAATTGCTGGTGTTAAGTATGCAGGCGGAGACGACGCAGGATGGCGCGCCACCGCCGCCCTAGCGGAGGCCGATCCATGACTCGTTCCATCTGCCACACTTGCAACGGAACCGGCCGCGTATCTGAACGTGGGCGGCTCTATACGGACCCAGGAACCAGAACCAGTTGCCCAGACTGTTGGGATCAACACAAAGCTCAGCAGGAGAATGAAGAATCGTTGGCTATGACCCATGCAGATAATCAGGAAGCGGATAATCTGATGTATGGGATAATCCCACAAGGGGTTGCTATTACGAAGCACCTCGGGTCATATTAAGTCACACCACACCACACCAATCTAAAGCACGAAACGAGGTATAGTTTGACAGAATTACCTAACAGCGAACAAGAATACGCATTGGAATGGAAGCTACTCTGCAGAAAAGAAGGACATTTTCCCTTTCATCTAACAGAGCTTCCTACACGTAAACTACGCCAAAGCGCCAAGCGCACGCAGCTACGAGAGTTTCTCGAGAGTCACACGGACAGCATCAAAACAGCAGAGCTTGCCAAAATCCTCAACCTCTCTGACGATTCAATACGTCGATACTGTCACACCTTCGTCAATGAAGGTTGGCTCCAAGCTGACAAGACACGAGCTGGCTACACTTACAAATCACACTTCCAAGAACAGTATGCTCCTGCTTGAAACCCAACTGTGAGGTTTTCGGGGAGATGTGAGTTTCTTGCATCTTCCCTTTCATATTTCCTCTTTCATAATTTACGCACTCAATCTACGTTGATGGCATGCGTGTAATAAACCTCATCCCCAGATTAGATCAGTCATTCAAACCTACCGAGTTGATACACATCACCGGTCATCAAAGCCTGTCTCTCAACTCCCGACGAGCCATAACCATACTTTGGCATAAGGCTCACTTGGACGGTATTGAAGAAGGCAAAGACTATAAAATTGAGATCTCTGAGCTCTGCACAGATGGTCACAAAGGTTACGAAATGGCCACCGAAGCCATTGTAAACCTTATGCAAACTCTCATTACTATGTACCTCCCTGACGGCACTATAAGACGTGTGCAGTTCTTGGGGGGTAACGACATGGACAGCCCTGATCGACCCAGCGGCACCCTAACTTACAGCTTTGATAGACGGTTGATCGACGTCCTCAATGATTCAACCATTTGGGGTAAAATATCCTTACCTATCCTCATGGCTCTGTCGTCTAAATACTCTGTATCTCTCTATGAGAACCTAGCCCAGTGGGCAGGTCTTTCTCACAAGATCTCACAAATGCTCACTCTTAGGGAATTTCGAGATCTTATGGGTGTCGAAGAAAGTAAGTATGAAGCTTTCGGGGAACTAAACAAGCATGTGATCAAGCCCTGTATTGCAGACATCAACGCACTGGCTCCCTTCAATATCTCAGCTTTACCGATCAAAACTGGCAGAAAAGTTACCAGCATTCGCATTGGATGGTGGTTGAAATCCCCAGAAGAGAGCGAAGCTGCGTTTGCTGAGATACGCAACACCAAGAGCGACCGCAAAGCACGTACCTCTGGACAAGCTTCTTTTGTATTTGACCCGTCTCCCTCCGTTGCGCGAATAACCAAGAAGAACCGTATAAAGACTTAACCCTTTATTTCGGTTTTTGGGGTGGTCTCGCTGTCACGAGGCTACTTCAACTGTGAGGTTTTCGGGTCATTCACCCTGTGGATAAGTCTGTGGATAACTCTGTGGATAAGTAGCTAGTCTGGTACTAAAGCTCCCCGAAAACCTCACAGTTCGTGCCCGAAAACCTCATAGTAGTGCCCGAAAACCTCACATTTCCCCCCGAAAACCTCATAGTTCGCGCCCTAAGCAACTGTAATGGTTATCCGATTCAGCCCTGAATCTTAGAATTAGAATATAAAAGAGAAGGAGATGAGCCATGACAGACACACCGAACCCACACGCAATACCTACCGCGGAGTATCGCATTACAAATGAAAAAGCTGGTGAAATACATACACCGGACGTACTGCCCGAGATGCCAGCCGAGGCGCGGGGATATGCGCAAGGGCTGCGGGATGCGGCTGTAATCTGCAACAAGGTTCGGGGCATGAGCGTCTGCGTTCGTGACGCTGAACAAACAGATCAGGCACATGACTTAGCTGTGGATAGGTGCCAAGAATATATTCTTGCCCGCATTCCCACTGACACACCAAATCAAACCAAACCACCGGAGGCAGAAATATGAACCAGATCTTCACACACCCTGATCAGCCAGAGATGCAGGTTGAAGTAATACTCGCCTCTCGACATGCCGATATACCTGATGAGAAGCCCCTCTACACGATCCGCATGCGCTATCCTCGGCCAATCCATGGTGAGATTATGACGCACCGAACTTTTAGCAGAAACGCCCGCAGCTCTCGCGCTGTGCCGGTCAAGACCATGCTAAACGAGGTTCGCACCATTCCCTATGTGCCGTGGCACTGGGGGGCCAATCAGAGAGGCATGCAGGCTGACGAAGAATGTAATGAAAATATTTTAATTTCATTGTACCCTCGTGATGACAAACCAGAGTATGAAAAATTTACTCGTGAGGAAACTTGGCTACATGCCAGTGATGCTGCTTGCGAAGCAGCCAAAGCCTTCATGGACGCTGGCTATCACAAACAAATAGTCAACCGGCTGCTGGAACCATTTTCGTGGATTGACACCCTGATCACAGCAAATGAATGGGACAACTTCCTCTGGCTACGTGACCATGCTGACGCAGAGCCTCACCTTCGGGATCTGGCTCGTTTGGTAAAACAGGCGATCGATGCGGCCGAAGTATATGAGCTGGCGCCGGGTGAGTGGCATCTGCCTTACACAGACATAAACGATGTAGAAGTCGGCACTAGAATCTTTTCATACAATATGGATCTACTCAGTAAATGGTTGTGCAAAATCTCAGCCGCTCGTTGTGCCCGGATCAGCTACAAACCTTTCGATGGTGATCCATCATATGACCGAGAGCTGGAGCGGTATGCCAGTCTGGTTAGTTCTGACCGTGTGCATGCCTCGCCCCTGGAGCATCAGGCCACACCGGATACCATGATCACAGCCAGCATCGATCTATTTGAAGACGATAATGAATCGCTGACGCCGGATGAGACATTAGATGCTCAACGGGTCTATCGTCAAAAGCAGTTGCATGGTAATCTGAAAGGATGGATCCAAGCACGTAAATTAGTTCCAAACGAAGTCTATCGGGGCTAGTAAGAGATCCTCTGCAGAAGGCTCCATATTCTGCAGAGGCTAGATGGAGAGCTATGTCCCAGGTTTGTCTGCACCACGGGCCTTGGTGAAATAGCTCTCCATCAACACTTCCAACATTTCCCCATTAGTTCTGCGTTCACGTTTACGCAGCTCCTGAAATCCTTCGTAGGTTTCAGCGTGCATGCGGATAGACATTTGAACTACGGGGTTAGGATCCCTGCTAGCCCAACGACGGTTTGCAGTCTCCTTGGCTCGAGCTTTGATGTCCGTTGCTTCTTCGATGTCCAAAGGTGTGAAGTCTAATTTACGTGCCATTGTGGTTCTCCTTCAGGGTCTTTGGTGTCTTGAGCTCTGCGGCCCATTCCATAATTCCAAGCACTTCTTCTACAAAAAGCTCAGCATTTGCGATCGCCCGGGCAACGCCACTCACTTCGACAGTATTGAGTGAGTGAAGCGTTCCTCCAAAGTGATGAAGCGATGCATAAGCCGTCCTGGCATGCAGTTCAGTCGTGAAGCTGCCAACCTTATCTCTCACTTGAGCATTCAGAGACTTCGCTAAACGCGATTTTACGGCCGCCTGAGTGCGTGCAAAGAGAATACGTACCGGTATGTCCCGGCGAAGCGCTCGTGCCTCCAGGGCCACCTGTGCGAGCGTCTCAATGGCACCTTCAGCATCAGGTTGATCATCCCCCATCGGGATAATGACCAAATCGCTCTCGCCCATGGCATAAGCGTTGGTTCTGGTTGCTGCTCCTTCGAGATCGATGATCACATACTTGGCAACAGCCAAAGCATCAGAAATCTCATCATGGATGAAGCGTTCGCCTTTGGATGTGATGATCTTCAAGCGCTCAGGGAGTGGTCCCTTTTCAGCCCACGACATAAGTCTTTGAGCTGGGTCTGCATCGATCACAACAACATTACCGTTCCTGGCAAGTGTTGTGGCCATAATGATAGCAGACGTCGTCTTTCCTGCACCTCCCTTGGAGGAGGCGAATGCGATTACTGGCATAGTAAATACCTCATGTGCTTCAGTTTTCCCACTTAACCCTATGCACGCAATAAAGACTTTGTCACGTTAAAAATCACACCACACCGCAACAAATCACACCGAACAGCGTTTTTCGGGACTAAATATCACCAAATACAACTCAAGGAGTAAACCATGTCTTTCTTCGCACCCATCGAAAACAGCAACGCGCTTCTCTCTCAAGGTGGCGTTTATAAGACTGCGCCAATATCAATCTTTGAAGACCGCCTTTACGCAAAAACCGGAACCAACTCCTACATCCGTCTGATGAAGCACGGGGCCACAAGTGCCTCCAAGACCATGTGGAAAGAGATCGACATCGATCCCGTTGCTGGAGTGCTCTCCTTCGACACGTGGCACGCCACACTCACCCCCGCAAAAACTGCTCGAGCTCGTCGCATCAAAGCAGTCTGATCTGAACCAAGGAAATTCACATGTCTAACATCAACCGCATCGTGAAAGTGCAGCGTCCTATTTACCCTGTAGATACTGATCCATTTTGGCTTGTTTATGACCAAGCCGGTGAGTTCGAGGATCAAATTCATGACAAAGATGTACCCAACTTAGTCAAGAGCAGCATGGGTACAAAATTCAAAGCCTTCTTTGATGCCCATTGGGACCCATCAGAAGAAATATGGCTCTTCACTGGCCCAATGGTCAAAGACAGGAACTGGTAACATGACAACTTCACTCACATCCGACCAAAAAGCTGGTGCTGACGAATTCTTCCTCTTCCTCCACAATGAAAAGCGAGACTTCGTTCTCTCAGGTGGAGCTGGAGTTGGTAAGACCTTTCTCATGGGTCACATCGCAAATGACGTCATGCAAAAATATCATGACAGCTGCAAGATTATGGGAACCGCACCAGCTTATGACACTGTCTCTTTCACAGCCACCACCAACAAAGCTGCTGAAGTTCTTGAGCTCAGTCTTGGTAAGCCAGTTCAGACCGTTCACAGCTTCTTGGGTTTGAAGGTCAAAAACAATTACAAGACCGGCAAATCTGACATCGAGAAGGTAAAAAACTGGCAGCCTAAGCGCCCTCAGATTGTCTTCATCGACGAGTCATCCATGATCGACTCCAAGCTTTATGACCTGATCTGGGAAACACTACCTGGCTCAAAAGTAGTGTTCGTTGGCGACCATGCTCAGATGTCACCTGTGTCGGAAGCACTGTCGCCGATTTATGCCAACATCGATCCTCAGAACTTCGTCTTCTTGAACCAACCTATCCGAAATGCAGACTCTCCTGATCTTATGAATCTTTGCACTCAGCTGCGACAAACAGTTGAGACAGGTGAATTCTTTCGCATCCAAGAAGCGCCAGGATCAGTTGAATATCTGAACAAAGAAGAGATGCCACTGGCGCTGGATCGCTATTTTGCCAAAGACCTCAACCCATCTGCTCGCATCCTTTGCTACACCAACGAAAGGGTAGGGGACTACAACGAGTATATCCGCCAGATCCGCGGACTACCGGAGCAAATCACAGCGGGTGATATTCTTGTGGTCGCTCAAACTTACCAGAACGGTAAGGATATGTTGAGCGTCGAGCGGGAAGTGGAAATTCTTACCGTCAGCTCGATCGCAGAATCCTGTGGTTATGGGTCGTTGTTCACAGACGGGATCCCTATTGGCTATTATGAAGCCACTCTCATTGTAGCTGGCTCTCAAGTACCCATGGAAATCAACCTTCCAGAGAACCAAGAACGCTGGAAAATGGGCCTCAAAATACTTGCTAAGCAAAAGCGCTGGCAAGAGTTCTTTGAGCTTAAAAATCAGTGTGTTGATCTGAGAGATAAGGCTGCCTGCACTGCTTACAAAGCTCAAGGCAGTACCTATGAAACTGTCTTCATTGACCTGGGTAATATCGGAACTTCTTTTGATGCTAACCAAGTCGCTCGAATGCTTTTCGTGGCAGCTTCTCGTCCAACAAGTCGCATCTTTCTCTTTGGGCGGCTTCCAAATCGTTACTCAGGAGGTGATTTTTCATGGTCTACCGTACAAACCAATCCATCGGTGCAAACAGCGTCCGTAGCTTAGCATATGACAGCATTCGGGCAATTTCAGATAACCTGACTGACCCTCGTGAACGCATGCTTTTACGGGAAAAAGTAGACCTGATAGAACGTAATCATGCTTTGGGGAACCCCGCTAATGGGTTTCTCTTAGGCGGGGCTTATCACACAGATCTCGTAGGCTCCCAGGCCAAGAGTGCCCTCAAGCATCAAATCCATGATACCTTGAAGTCTGAGGGCATGGCATACTTAGCCTCCCGAACAGAGATTCAAAATGATGCACAACGTATAACGCAGGCTCTCTCACTCCTTTTAGGTCCATGTAAAAGCTATCAAGATGTACGTGACGCCTTGCCTGACATGCTGCGAGATACGCTTACTGACACAGCGTCTTTGGATCGCTTCAAAGAACCGTATTGGACTCTCCAAAATTCTGCTCTGCAGCTGCATCAGTACCATATCGCAGAGCCATTAATGCTTCAGTATTACACACATAGAATACTGATCTGAAAGGATTTATCGTGAGATTTCAGACATTCTCTCTCCCTGAGCAATCCACGTACCCAATCGCTTTCCTGGCTCCTAAACTACATCAAGGTGACATGGAGCGAGAGTACCTAGATCCTATTGCTCTGGATCCAATTGATGTTGTTGCCTACGAGCTTCACAAGACTGGCAAGAAAACCTCCATGACTGTCATGAAGGAATACTTGGACAGCCTTTTGCCTGTGCTCTCTAATCTACAAACCCAATATGTGATTGTTGGCGATGGTGATTACTTCAAAGCTCTCACCGGATTGACCAAAGCAGAGCCCTATCTAGGGTATGTGGTTCCCAACACCTATCCAGCCTTTATGGCTGGGCAGTTCAATGTGATTTTTGCTCCTAACTATCGCCAAACCTTCTACAATCCTGGTCCTGTTCGAGCCAAAATCCAACAAGCTTTAGATGCTCTTTGGGATCACCGTAAAGGCGTCTACCGGGAACCAGGATGCAACATCATCCATTTCAGCGCCTACCCTTCAACCACTGCTGATATTGCTGCTTGGCTCCAGAAGCTTATCGAGATGCGTAAGCCTCTCACCTGTGACATCGAAGCTTTCTCATTGAAGCACTATGATGCAGGCATTGGCACCATTTCTTTTGCCTGGTCTGAGACTGAAGGCATATCTTTCCCGGTGGATCTGTCGGAAAACCCGGCAGCTGTGCGCAAGCTACTTCTGAAGTTCTTCAAGGATTTCAAAGAGACTATGACCTACCACCACATCAGTTATGATGTGACGGTTCTAATCTATCAACTCTTCATGAAAGACATCCTGGACACAGAGGGTTTGCTCACTGGTCTTGAGATCATGCTGAGAGATTGGGATGACACCAAGCTCATCGCATACCTGGCCACCAATACCTGTGCCGGTAATGAGTTAGGTCTCAAAGCTCAGGCTCAGGAATATGCTGGCAACTATGCCGTGGAGGACATCAAAGACATCACCAAGATTTCTCTGCCCAGGCTGCTCGAGTATAATCTGGTAGACACTCTGTCTACGTGGTTCGTGCGGCGTAAGCACTGGGATCAGATGGTAGCCGATGATCAACTGGACATCTATGAGACCCTCTTCAAACCAGCGATCGTCGACATTATTCAGATGCAGCTTACAGGCATGCCTTTGGATATGACGGAGGTAAAAAAAGCTGCTGTTCTCATTGAAAATGATCGCAGTGATGCGCTTCGCCGGATCCATGATAACAAACTGGTTCAAGAGTTTACCTACCAACTCAATGAAGAATGGGTTGCCAAGCGGAATGATGAGCTCAAGGTCAAACGTGTTTCTATGGCGGATGCTGTAGAGGAGTATAATCCTAACAGTCCACCTCAAACGCAGAGACTGATCTACGAGCTTATGGGCCTACCTGTCATGGCCCGGACTGCCACCAAGCTACCATCATGCAAAGCAGACGATATTGCTAAGCTGAAGGCCCACACAGAAAATCAGGACCACAAGGATCTGATCAATGCTCTGTTGGATTTTGCCTCGGTAGATAAGATCTACGGCACATTCCTGCCACCTATGCTCGATGCTCCTATAGGTCCAGACGGGTGGCACTGGCTCTTTGGTAGCTTCAACCTTGGAGGGACAGTCTCAGGTCGTCTCAGCTCGTCTGGACCCAACTTGCAGAACCTACCAGCCAAAGGACGCTATGCGAAGATCATCAAAGGGTGTTTTCGAGCTCCTCCTGGATGGGTCATGATTGGACTGGACTTCGATTCACTCGAAGACAAGATCTCGGCCGTCACGACCAAAGACACCAACAAGCTAAAAGTTTATTTGGACAATTACGACGGACATTGCCTCCGAGCGTTTTCTTATTACGGTGAACGAATGCCAGACATTGAAAACACTCTGGAAAGTATCAACTCCATCGCCAGCAAATATCCGCAATTTAGGCAAGACTCCAAGATTCCAACTTTTTTGCTAACATACGGGGGAACTCACATTGGCCTTGTCGCCAAATGTGATCTAGCACTGGAGCAAGCCAAAGAGATCGAGTCACGGTATCATGAGCTCTACATAGAGAGCGATGAATGGGTGGCTGCTCGCTTGGATGAAGCCAGCAAAGTCGGTTACATCACCGGTGCATTTGGTTTGCGGGTTCGGACGCCTTTGCTTAAACAGGTCATCCGAGGCAACAGAGCCACCCCTTATGAAGCTGAATCTGAGGGCCGTACTGCTGGCAATGCACTGGGTCAATCCTGGTGTCTTCTCAACAGCCGGGCTTCTGTTGAGTTTATGCTCAAAGTCAGAGCCAGTAAACACAGGCTTGCTATACGGCCGATCGCCCACATTCACGATGCTCAGTATTTCCTGATTAGAGATGATCTGGACGTACTGCAGTATGTAAATAAGCATCTGGTCAAAGCTGTCGAGTGGCAAGACCATCCAGACATTGCTCATGATCAGGTCAAGCTGAGTGGGGCAGTCGACATCTTCTTCCCCAGCTGGGCCAATCCAATCTCGATCCCAAACGGGGCCGGGACAGATGAGATACAGGATCTTGTCGCAGACAATCTCAACCCAAAACCTAAAGAAAAGGAAGCTGCATGACCAAACTTAAAAGCGTCAAGACAAAACCAAAAACACAGAAATTCTTCTACATGGCAGCCATATTGGCCACTTACAAAAACGAAGCCGGTGAGCCCCGTCAACGCCACTTCAATGTGATGCTGGAAACAGACTCGGTGAACATTCGCCGTGAAGAGCTTGCTTCCTTTAACGAGGCAGCTCTGGCTCGCATCCATGCTGAAAATGGTGTGACAGAGGATCGAATTGGGGACATCGTCTTTATGTCGATCTGCCCTCTGGGTGTGATGGAGTCTGAAGAATTCCACGGCGCCACCACACTTGCTGAGCCAGAGACAGCCCCAGATTCCTGAACCAACAAACGCTACACCACACCAAAGCAAACTATACCGCTTAACGTAAAGTGGTGTAGCGTTCTTTCACTCCCATTCAAAGGATACGACATGACCTTGACCAATGTTACCAATGTCAGCCTGCCCATTGCTGTTTGGCTCGCTGCCGACGATTACGATTTCACGCCGGGTGACAAAGCAATCTCGGCCACGTCGCTTCTGAAGCCGCTCCGCCAGATCATTCTACGGGGAAGGCTTACTGAAGAACACGCCAAGACACCTGACGTGTCAGACTTTATCGCCTCACGCCTTGGCAGCTCCATACATGACGGAATCGAACGTGCCTGGAAGGGTAACTACCAAAAGGGTCTACGCGACCTTGGCTACCCTGACAGCCTTATCAAAAAAGTCCGGGTTAATCCTCCAGAAGACACTGATGACATACTCCCGATCTGGATCGAGCAGCGTACCACCAAAGATTTTCTTGGGTATAGAATCTCGGGTAAATTCGACATGGTTATCGAAGGCGTCCTGCAGGATTTCAAATCCACATCAGTCTATTCCTACACTATGGGATCCAAAGACGATGACTATAGCAAGCAAGGCAGCATCTATCGTTGGCTGAACCCAGACAAGATTACCGAAGATCACATGAACATCCAGTTTATCTTCACAGACTGGTCACGGGCCATGGCTCGACAGTCCGACACATATCCCCAGCAACGTGTTCTACAGCACCGCGTAGAGCTGATGTCTGTAGATGCAACAGATTTGTGGATCCGTGGTCGCATTCGAGATCTGGAAAACTATGCCAACGAAGCAGAAGGGGCTCTCCCATTTTGCACAGATGAAGAACTGTGGCGCTCAAAGCCTGTCTACAAATTCTTCTCCAATCCAGCCAAAACTGACGGTCGCTGCACCAAGAGATTGGACACTATGGCCGAAGCCATTGCTTACCAAGCAGGTAAGGGAAAGGGGGGAGGCGTCATTCACACCATACCGGGTCAAGTCAAAGCATGTAATTTTTGCCCAGCCTTCCCGATCTGCACCCAGAAGGATTTATACGATCATGGTTGATCTATCCACCATTCAACACCACCCGGCCGTTGAGGAACTTGTCGACGTTCTGACAGTCAAACTTCAAAATGACGACCCAGCTTTCTTCCGCGTCATCGTGGCTTATTTCCTGTCTGTTGCTGCGGGGACTATGCGTGCCCGTATTATGACCAAAGACCGGGGAGAAATTCCGGTGAATTCATATGCCGTAGCTCTGGCAGGCTCTGGTTCAGGAAAAGGCCACAGCTTGGGAATCCTTGAAGAATACTTTTTCAAGGACTTTCGTTCTGTCTTCACTGAGCAAACGCTGCCTATGCTGGCTGAATCTAACATGTTCAAAATTGCCAACAAGCGGGCTGCCTATAACGGCACAGAAGAGCAGCTTGAGTTCGACGCATTGAACCGTGAGTACGAGCAAACAGGGGCATACCCCTTCGTCTTTGACAGTGGCTCTGCTGAAGCAATCAAGCAGATACGCCAGAAGCTTTTGCTGGCCGGTGTAGGCTCAATCAATCTGCAAGTTGATGAGATTGGATCCAACCTTGAAGGTGTTCAAGCAGCGCTCAATGCGTTTCTTGAGCTGTATGATCAAGGAAAGATCAAGGATAAAGTCACCAAAAACGGAGCTGACAATAAACGAACCACACCCATCGAAGGTAAAACACCTGCCAATCTCCTTCTGATTGGAACGGATGATGCTTTACTTGATGGAGCAAAAACTGAAGCCATGTTCAACAGCTTGCTGTCAACTGGCTTGGCTCGTCGCTCTATCTTTGCCATGGGTCATCCCAGACGGACATCCTTAGAAATGACCGATGAAGAGGTTTACAATGCCCTCAGCGATCCAGGTAACGTAGCTCAGATCGACAAATGGGCTATGCACTTTTCTCACTTGGCTGACCCAACCAAATATGATTGGCTCATCGATCTGCCAGATGATGTTGGCATTGAGCTCACTAAATACCGTCGAGAATGTGAACGGGAAGCCGATAGAATGTCTCGTTATGATGGCATCCGCAAAGCTGAACTGTCTCATAGGTACTACAAAACCCTGAGACTGGCAGGCGCTTATGCGTTCGTAGATGAATCTATGCAAATCACTATGTATCATTTGCATGCTGCCATGAAGCTGGTCGAAGAATCTGGGAAAGCTTTTGAGGAAATCCTGACCCAAGAAAAAGGCTATATGAAACTGGCCAGATACATTGCTGAAAAAGGCAAAAATCTGACCCATGCTGATCTGTCTGAAGCCCTTCCATTCTATAAGGGAACCAATTCTTACCGTCAGGATATGATGACCATGGCCACAGCTTGGGGCCACAAACAGCATATCATGATCAAGAAGTCCTACATCAAAACCATCGAGCTTTTCTCAGGTGAGACCCTGAAAGAAACCAATCTTGATGAGCTGAAGCTCTCCTACTCAGAAGACTTTGCCTATAACTATGAATCGGCCGAAGCTCCTTTTGACCAACTGCATACTTTGACACAGCTGCAGGATTACCACTGGGCAAACCACTCTTTCAAAGCGGGCCACCGTAATGAAGAAAACACGCTGCCTGGCTTCAATATGGTGGTCATCGACGTAGATGGGGGAGTGCCTCTATCCTACGTACATGATCTTCTGGGTGACTACACCTTTATGACGTACACCACCAAGCGGCATACCCCAGATAATAACCGCTTCAGGCTTATCATGCCGATGAATTATGAGCTCAATCTCGACTCTGATGATTACGTTGAGTTCATGAAAAACGTTGTGAAATGGCTACCCTTTGCGACAGACGAAAAAGCCAACCAACGGTGCCGTAAATGGCTGACACATGATGCGGGCAACTATCACTACAACATCCCTGATGATAAGAAGCTCTTGGATATTCTACCGTTTGTGCCCAAGACATCCAACAACGAGGATTTCCATAAAGGGATCACTCAGCTTGGGTCTCTCGACAATCTTGAGCGGTGGTTTGCTACCCGTATGACAAACGGGGATCGCAACAATCAAATGATTAAGTTTGCCTTGGCTCTGGTTGATAGTGGTATGGATTATGTCACCATTGAGGAAAAAGTCACTAACTTTGATAACCAGTTGCCCGATCCTCTAGGGCCAGTAGAGTTGCGCAAAACAGTTCTCGTGACTGTAGCCCGCAAACTGCAAGCTTTGGCTGCATAACCTGATCTCTTGAAACCTCTTGGAGCCAGTTTCTTTGGCTCCAAGCTCTCAAATATACCCTGAAATAAGGAGTCAAATAACCCATGACTGACGACATCAACGACCAGCTGGTGATGATCTCTGGCGCCAGCACAACTGGTAAATCAGCCAGCCTGCAGAACATGCGAGGGGGAGCCAAGAATCTCTACCTCAACTGTGAAGCAGGCAAGCGTCTACCATTCCGCAATGAGTTCAGCGCCCACAAGATTGTAGATCCTCATCAGGTCTATGAAGCATTTGATCATGCTGGTTCCAACACCGATTACACATCCATCACGGTGGACACGTCGACCTTCCTGATGGACATGTACGAATCTATGTACGTGTTGAACGCAGAGAACACGATGAAAGCATGGGGAGATTACCAGCAATACTTCAAGAACTTGATGCAGATTCATGTTGCCAACTCTGACAAAGCTGTAATCTTCATGGCTCACACTCGCTCAGATCTGAACGAGAAAACCATGACGATGGAAACCATGGTTCCTGTAAAGGGTGCCCTGAAAAACAACGGTATCGAAGCTTATTTCTCGACGGTGGTATCTACCAAAAAAGTCACCCTCAAGGATCTGGAGAACCAAGATCCTAAACTGCTGAACATCACACAGCAGGACGAAACGCTAGGCTACAAGCATGTCTTTCAAACCCAGTTGACCAAGGAGACCGTGGGCGAACGCATACGCTCTCCCATGGGCATGTTTGCGTCAAATCAGGTCTATATGGACAATGATGCGCAGATGCTTCTCGACCATCTGGCTTCCTACTACGCCTAAGTCAGACCACACCACACCAAATCACGGTGAGCCATATCAAACCAACGCAAGGAGACCCAATATGGGTATGTTCAAAGACCTCTCAACTGAATCCCTCGAAGCACCTGTTGACTACCTGGGTGGTAACTTCGACCCAATCGCCACAGGCGTTTATGAGGCAACTATCAAGCTGGCATTCGCTGGTCAGTCCAAGTCCTCCAAGGCACAAAGTGTCACGCTGCATCTTGACCTTGATGGCAAAGAGCTCCGCGAAACAGTTTACGTTACCAATCGCAACAATGAGAACTTTTACGTAGACAAGACTGACAAGACAAAGAGGCATCCTTTGCCGGGATGGACAGCGATCGACGACATCTGCTTGCTGACAACACAAGATGGTCTGAATGAGCAAGTCGATGAAACCAAGACCATCAAGCTGTACGACCCTGATGCCAAAAAAGAGACAAACCAAGAAGTTCAGGTTTTCACAGCTTTGATTGGCCAGAAAATCAAAGTCGCTGTTCTGCGCCAGATCGTCGACAAGCAAAAGAAAAACGAGAGCTCTGGTGCTTATGAGAACACCGGTGAAACTCGCACTGAAAACGCCATCGACAAAGCGTTCCACGCTGAATCAGGACGTACTGTGGCTGAGTACCGCCACGAGATCGACCCTGGTGAATTCATGGAAGCCTGGAAAGCCAAAAACGACGGCAAAGACCGCAACAAATCCAAAGGTGGTGCTGCCAGCGGCAACGGATCTTCGGGTACTGGTCAACCAGGTGCTCCAGGTGGAAAGACACCAGCCAAGAAGCTCTTCGGCTGATGATTATCTTTGGCATGGATCCCGGTTTTACCGGGGGCATCGCTGCCTTGGATACAAATACTGGCATGTTGGAAGTCGTTGACATGCCAGTATTTGACAACAAGCAAGGCAAAAAGATCATCAATACGCATGAGCTTCATCGCCTGCTAACACCACAACCTGGCACCCCATACATGGGTGTAATCGAACAAGTGGGAGCCATGCCCAAGCAAGGGGTCAGCTCAACCTTTCGCTTTGGTGAAGGGTACGGAGCCCTGCAAATGGCCGTCGTAGCACACGGTATGAAACTTCATTACGTCACTCCAGGGCGCTGGAAAAAGCACTTTGGATTGTCCCGAGATAAGGGCGTCAGCCGGAGTTTGGCAACACAACAGTTTCCGCTCAACGCCCAGGACTTCAAACGAGTCAAAGATGATGGCCGTGCTGAAGCCGCAATGATTGCCCTGTATGGGCAGCAAAAACTACTCCCTTAACTCAATTGCATCAAAGGAAACACCTATGCAAATCACACTGAACCACGACGAGATCGTCAGCGCTCTTCAAACCTATGTCCGCAGCCAAATCACTGTGGCGGAAGACCAGGACATCGTCATCGATCTCAAAGCTGGCCGTGGTGACAATGGCTTCTCTGCTACTCTGGACATCGTGCCAGCTGGTATGAGCCGGTCTACGGCACCTGAACCAAAGCCAGTGACACAGACTGCTACCAAAGCCACACCAGCATCCAAACCGGCCGCCATCACTTCCACACCGGAAGATCGTAAAGACCCTGCTGATGAACCAAAAGCAGAAGCGGAGCCTGAGAAACCAAAGCCTGCAGCCAAAGCAAAGCCCACGTTCGGCATTAAGAAAGCTGAACCCAAAGCTGAGCCCGAGCCTGTTGCTGATGAACCAGAAGAAGCTGAGCCAGAGCCTGACGTGACAAATGAGACCGTCAACACGATGTCTGGTGGGGCCGGTGGAGCTTCTGAACCTGAACCTGAAGAAGAAGCACCCGCACCCAAGCCCCGTGGCATCTTCGCCAAAGTTGGTAACGGTTAATGAAGAAGGTTGCAGCCATAGCCCTCTATGGCTGCATTCTCTTCTTTGTGATCTCAGCTATCGTTGGGCTTCTATGGGCTCTGATGTTCTATCTGGTTCTCTTCGCACTGCTGCTGCTCTTTGGAGGAGCTATCTTCTGCCGTGACCCAGAAGAACCAACTGACCACGATCACTGGACTTAGAATGTAGCCAAATAGAAAACCCTCCCCTGAGTAATCGGGGGAGGTCCATCCGCCTTCTGGTGGTATGCATCAAATGATGGGGACATAGGCAATGTCGTGGCGTGGCCCCTCAGCAAGTTCGCCACAGATGCATACCTCCTGAGTGCGGTTCGCGGTGAACTATCCGGTTCGATTCCGGCAGGGGGCTGGGCCAGATAAGAGGTAAGACTGCACGTTCGATTCGTGCCGCCGCACTCAACCCATCCAGAGCAGATCTGGGTCTTCCTGACGGTAGAGAATAGAATCTGCAAATCCGGACCTCGAGAGAGGCGCGTTGGTTAGAAGCTGGCTGACACCTATACGAAAAATAACCTTTCAGATTAGGAGGCTACAAAAATGGAAATGATTACCGAGGGCGTTATGAATATGCCGCTGCCTGACGACCCCTCCGAGCTGGGAGCTGTTGAGTGGATGCAGATCAAGAGCCGGATGCGCGATGCTGGAAAGCAGATAACGGAAATGCGAGAGGCGTTGGAAAATCCACCAGACCAAATCGAAATTTACCGTGCAATCAAAAAATCAGGCGCACGTAAACACGGTGAAATTGCCAAGGTTATTGCCGACCTGCTCGTTTTACCCTCATAAGAAAATCCTCCACCCGGTTAAGACCAGATGGAGGAAGTTGAGGAATCTTCGACAGACACACATATTTCAGACGATAAATCTGGATCTTGGGAAAACTCAGGCACCGTCTACATATAGATCTAAAGCTTCAACTTGACCCAAGGAACAACAAAACTATGTGCCTTGGGTCTTTTTCTAGTTTGGTAGGATCGCGTTGACTGGTAGCATCGACGGCGCCTGCAATCCCATGCCCCAACCAAACGAATACCCTAACGTACCTTGCATGTACTTACCCAACCCTGATCCAGAAAACACAGTGTCTACATTAAGAGCTGGTCCAATTCCTGCTCCAAATAGTAACGCAGCAGTAGGTCTATTTCGGATCATATTAGCCCCAATTTTCATGATACGGATTTTGTATGTTGAAAACCATACAAGACCATTTGCTTCAGCAGCGCCTCGACCCCTGCCTGACAAGCGACTGTAAGGGACAAACTCCTCAACTATGACCGCCAGTGCTTCTTTGGAGGTCATGCCTTTTTGTTGGGTCAGATGATCATAAAGCACAGCTTTAGCTAAAAAGTCCCCATACTGAACCATGCGGTTAAGACCTTTGAACAGAGCAGTATCTTGTGAGATTACCAAGTGTTTAGCCGTTGTTTTGACTACCTCCGGTAGCTTGTCAAACTGATTACTCAGAAACTCTGTGACACGGTTCTCACTCATAGCTTTGTCACCGGTGTTTACATCCTCTGATTTGAGAGTGTACTCACCAGCTTCCAGGAGAGGCCAGATAGACAGCTGACGGTTGGCATCTTCCAAAGCCTGGATCTGACCTTTGATCTGATTGGCTTTGCGCTTGTTCTGGATCTCAGCCTGCAGTTCCACATTCAAAGCAGTGATCTGTTCTTTGTTTTTGTTGTAAGCGCTAGTTTCTATGAATTTTCTCACCATAGCTTTTGAGCCAGTGATGTACCCAATACCCCAAGACCCAAGATGCAACTGATTTGAGAACAGGTTGTCAATAATCACAATCACAGACTTAACCACGATCGTGTCTTTGGCCAAGCTCACAGCGTCCTGGATCGTGCCCTCAACAGTGGAAAAGTATTTGAAGGCGTCCGCACCTATAATCGTAGTTGCCATGTCCTTAAAGGCTTTCTGCGTCTTAGGCCTCCAACGTGAAACTCCTGACCAAGAATCTGTTATCGATGCAGAACGTGTACCAATAACGTCCAGAACTACGTCTTTTCTGAGAGGAAGGTAATTAGGTTTGCCATAAAGCTTAGCTGCAGCCTCTTTGATCTGCCAGCCCAAAGTACCGTAGGCATCCTTGATAGTGGCATCTTTCTGGTCTTTGTCTGCCACGTTTACAAAGTCATCAATGTTGCCATACTTTGCCAAGTGATCGTCATGGATTTTTTTAGTTGCCAGTAACACCTGCTGATTCAACTCCCCTGAAATCTCTTCTTCCAGGATACGGCCAGTCCATACACCTGACATTTTAAACAGATCTGTGCTGCTTTGAAGACTGGCTTGATCCTCAGCTTTCAGAGTGCGCTCATAGCCTTTGACCTCACCTTTTCCATTGAAGACTGGCTGCAAATATTCACCTGCTGGCACACCATCTTTGGTTGTCCGTCCACGGAGCTTAATCTGCTTGGTGTACTCCAGGGGAACCGGGCCGCCACTCTCAGCTGATCGGGTTACGCCAGTCCGTTGGTCGACGCCGCGCCAAGTTGGGTGAACGGTTTGAGCCAAGCCTTGATTAAAAGAAGCTTTGCCCCCGACCGTCGACCGATAGAGACTCCGAGTGCCTTGGTATTTCTCTGTTGGATCCCCTTTGTAAGCAGACACTTTGACAAAGCCTTTGAAGATCATCTCTTGGTGTTTAGAGTCATCAGCAATCTCCAGAATAGTCCCAGGCTTTGGTGTACTAGGGGCATACCCCTTCCAGCCATTGTACTGCAGCATGAGACCCTCTTCACCTTTTGGTAGGCGTTGGGCCTCTAAAGCTCTGTTGGACTTGTGGTAGCCCGCCAGAACCTCCATGCCACGCTTCTCTGTGGCACTCAGATCTTTGACGGTCTGTTTGACGGAGTCTTCCATCAAATCGAACGCATACAGAGTCACCAAGCGATCGAGAGCATTCTCCAGTTTTTTGTTCGGCTTTGGCTTATTTTGAACGTCCTCATTCAAGAGTTCAGAGATCGCTCTAGCATTGCGAAGCAGGCTCTGAGACGTGTTGTCTCGGTTGACCATGTACTTCGCTAAGGCTCTTGCTTTACGCCTCATCAACTGGCTGTGGTTTCCACCCAAAGAAGACACCTTCTCCTCTGCTGCCTGAACCATGGAGCCAGACTTCACAGGATCAGCCATCAAGAAGAGAGCTTCATTACGGCTCAGAGCCATCAAGTCGGCTTTAGCTATAACTGTGAAAAGATCGTCATTTTCTTTTTCAGAAAGCTTTTTGCTGAAGTAGCCGGTCAACTCTTTGGGTATGTTCACACGTGCATCCTGGCGTACAGAATCTACTTGAGTATTGATCGGGTTAAGGAGATCAAACACAGGAGCGTTGCTTGGGGTTCGGCCCCTAAAATCACGGATAATTTCCCGTGTTGTAGCTAGATTTTCAAAACCGTTCATAAAGTTTGTCAAAGAATTACCTTTGATCTCGGCTTCAGACTTTGAGCCCATTGAAACCACAAACGAAGACAACACAAGAGCAGCCTTCTTAGCCTTCTCCCGACGATTCGTGGGGTTAATCTTCTTGTTTTGTTTGTCAATCCACTGGGAAGTTTTCTCACTTCCCAGGCTAAGCATGTTGGAACTCCAGTCGTTAATCTTGTCCATGCGAGCATAGTTCTCGGCCATAACAATATACTGGTTCTCGCGCTTTTGAACTGCCAGAGCTTCAGCCAAGACATCTAAAGCACCTTTCACATTGCGAGGCTGAGCCTTACGGCTCACTGACAAGCTTGTAATCATGTTTGCAATGGTGGCCATGACACGATTGATCCAACCATCTACTGTGTCTTTTTTGATCTCATTGTTCTTGGGGGACGCCATGTTTTCCATAGCGTTTCGTAGAATTGGATCAGTCTGAGACAGGGCCAAGAACGTCGCTAGAACGTCTGTGTTACCATTGGCTGTGCGTCGTAGGCCATCAGCACCCGTCAGCATGTCATACCGGCGCTCAGCGGCCTTCATAGCCTTCTTGTTGGTCTCTGAACTACCGGGAGCCAACAGATCTGAAGGCTTCAGTGTTTTCATGACATGACCAAAGATCCGGTTGGTTCTCTCAACAGCGCCTGCTTCCATCCGCATGCCACTCATCATGGCTTTATGGATCTGGCGAAAGACCTGTTCTTGGCGAACCTCTGGCAAAAACCCTGCATGGGTCGCTTGTGTACTGGCTTCTGCACTGACTTGAATGAGCTTATCAATTTTATAAGCAAAGCGGTCTGCAACTGACTCGTCCCCTGGAGTGGCTTGAGCTGTAAAACGCTCTCGGTTCAGTCTGATGTGGGCTTCCAACCGGTTGGTGTAAGTCTCATCCAGCTGCTCCAAACGAGGATTGGTTGGATTGACTTGGTTCATCATATAGTTGCCAAACTGCTCCATCTCGATCTGTTGATCTTTGGTAGCCTGACCCAACAACATTTCTGTGTTGAAGCTGATGTTTGAGAACAGAGTGCTGCCCGGCTTGGACTTGATCTTCAACATGCGCTTGACCTCACCCAGAACCTTCTGAGCAATCTTCAGGACAGGATCGTAAACCTTCCGCTTCTTGGCCATCTCGATCAGGTTCTGGTTGGTCATCATCCAGCTGACAAATTCGTTCATCTGGCGAGCTGGATTGGCTTCGTGGGTTGTCAGCTCTTTTTGAAGAACAGCGATTGAGCCAGCTGTGCCAGTGAAGTCTTTGACCAGGATACGCTCGCCAGGCTTCCGGCGTGTTGTGGTCCCAGTGAACCGCTCAGGGATCAGGCTCCTGAACTCTTTGATAAGAGCTTCCAGGTTACGAGTCGCCATCGTCACATTAGGAGCTGAGCTTCTTGGATCATCAAAGTGGTTCACCAAGATACGGGTTGTGTGAACGTGCAGCATTTCATGCAGCAGGGTCTCTGGAGCCAGATTGGATACAAAGACAATGTTAGATCCGATGTGGGCCTGCCCCCGTTGGATTGGAGATTTGTCCAGCTCTGAGTGAAGATCATTCCGAACTGCTTCCAACTGCTTGGGGGAGCCAAAATAGTAAGTGGCATTCACAAACTTAGGATCCTTCATCAGAACATCCTGAAGCAAGCTTTTCTGTTCAACAGAGAGCCCGTCGATGTCCTTCAGAGCCAGAGGAATCTGACCACCTGTAAGCATGGTGACTTTCTCGTGGTTCTCAACTTCAGTTCCCACGGCCTTGATGGCAGCCACCAGTTGAGGATCTTTCTGGGCAGCGTCCCGGCTGGTCAATTGCTTCTTCTCAGCACGCCGAAGAGTCTTCATGTGTTTACGGTGGATCTTGTTAGCCCAGTTTTTGATGCCCTCGTAATCCCACGTCTTGCCGTTAGAAATGTCTGTGCCCTCACGCACATAAGGGGAACCAGCAGCAGCCAGGTGATCGGTTGAAGTGCTGACCTCTGCAATGGTTAGCTTGCGTGCTTTGGACTCCATTGCCAGATCAGCCATTAAACGCTGTTGAGCTACTAACGCATCAAACAGGGCTTCATTGGACATTGATTCCCAAGGTTTTCTACCAAAAGCACGATTAATCTTCTTGCGTGTCTCAAGAGAGAAATTGGCAATGTCACTCTTCTTCAAAGTAGCCAGCATCTGCTGATACCCAGTTGCCATGGCTTCATAAGGGCCGTCCAGCATCCATGCATCAAAGTTTGCTTTGTTGATCTGCTCAGAGTTGGTGACGATGTTATCCAGTGACATCACTACGCCATCATAGACGGGCAGGGTGGTTGTAATGGAACTATCCCCTTGAACATAGGTGTTCAGGATCATCCGGCCGTCACCTGTTCCGATCGTCAGATAGGGAGAGACTTTGACGCTTGCATCACTTGGAGTTTTGACTGTGTTTTGTGACCCAAACCGGCGGAGACGGGATACCTTAGTGTTATTGTTATAGCGATCAAGCTTAGGAGTCTTGCTAACACCTTGGCTCTCGTTACCTTCTTGGAGAGTGGCTTTCGGTGGTGAGATATGAAAGCTCTGGGCATCTGTGTCATAGACAGGTGAGCTCTTCAGAAGGCTTTCAAAGATCGTCTTCAACTCCGCTTCAGGCAGAGTCTGACTGGCTCCGATTTTACCTTCCGTGCGCCATTCCTTCAGTACAGCGTTATACTGCTTTTCAAACAGATCTTGAAAAATAGCGGTCTGGATCGACGCCAATGTCTGAGACTGCTCCATGCGTATAGCTAAACCACCAGTGGCGAAGTCTAAAGACTCTCTCAAATGCGGGATCAAAAGCTCTTGGATCTTCAGAGTAACACCTCTGTGCATGATGTGATCGACCATCATTTTATTACCTGCAGGGTTACTGATGATCTTGCTGATGTCCATGTCGTCAATACCCGAACCAAATAGCTCTTTTAGGGCTTTAACAGTCTCTGGATCAAAGGGGGACCGATCAGATTTGTTAGCTTCCAGAGAGAGCCCTACATGGATTTCGTCAATGATCAAGCTGGCAATCTTACCAGCAATACCTTCCTCGCCTGCCCCGTATAGAAACACGGTCAAAGGGTTCTTGGTCACACCCCGTTTAATTGTTAGGTGGTCAGAGCCGTCTACAGTGGGGCCATACACAGGATTGTAACTAAAGCCGTCCAGGAACTTATCCATGACTTTCAAAAGCGCTGCATACGCTGGGTCATCAAGTAATGGTAGAATCAGATCACGAAGCTTTTTAGCAGCCACTTCATATAGGTCATCTGGATCTTCGGTGAAGTGGTCGGCAAATGTCTTCTTGTCTGGGCTGAACATAAGACCACCCTGAGCATACCGACGAATATCATCTATCGTGAATTCACCCACAGACATGTGCATGATAGCATTGATAGGTCCGTCAGTAATGCCATCAGCTTCCAAGCCAAGGGACACCTTGAAAGATGTCTTAGCTTCTCCACCTTGCTCCTGAGCCATCTTCATAGCCTGTACAGTCTGTATAGCATGAAGAAGCTTGTCAGTTACTTCCACATTGGAAGCAGTAACGGCTTTGACGAAATCACTCCTCATGAAATTCATCCGGTCCCCGTCAATCTCGCCACGACGCCATTCGTCGACGATGTCAAGTGCGGGCAGTAAAGCTTCAGGGTCGTTAAACAGATCTTTGGCTTGTTGAATACTGAGCTCTGGATCCTGCTTATGGACTTTGATGTCTGCAGCTTGAGCCACAGCCAGCCACACACGATCTACCATCTCAGAATCTGACAGATCGATCGTTGCAACAGTGGGGGTGATCATCTCACGCATGGTCTTGTTACCCTGCTGAGTGACTGGACCTTGTTGCATCAGGCGGCCAACACTTGTGATGACCCAATCAAAATATGTGGGAACCTTGTAGCGGGTTGTGCCTGTAGCTTCAGCATAAGCGTCGATCTCTGAAAGATACCCATCAACTCCTTCTATGCCTGACCGTATCGACGCATTCTTGCCTTCGATTGATGTCCGGTGAGCTGGGTTCAATTTGTACGAGATGTTGTCGAGATCAATGAGGCCCAGGGCTTTTCCATACATATCTCGTCCAAGAGTATCCATCAACCAGACCTGGCTGGTGTTCACATAAGAAGAAGTGTTCCGCTTCATGTCCAGAACCGTGGTCTCGTCTTCTGATAGCTTCGCTATTGGGTTGCGCAGCTGGTGGCTCTCCCGCTTGGTGGAAGGCTTACCAATATGGCGTTCTTTCTCACCGTCTTGCGTGAAGGCTCGTGTGAATACATCCGGCATGGAACCAAGGGTCTTGAGCGCAGTTGCATTGGATCCAGTAGGCTTCGGATTGATGAACGTCCACTTTATCTCGATGGCATCTTTGATCTGGTCGGTAGGTTTGCCTTTAGCTTTAAGAGCGGTCTTTTCAGCTTCTATGGCGTCATCTGTTTTAGGAGCCAGAACCACGCCTTCAAAGTCTTCAATTTGCCCTTCCAGGAACTGTGCCTGCAGTGCAGTACCAGCTAAAGCTTTGAACAGACCGCTGGTGTAGCTGGCTGTCACTGTCTTGTCGGCCGAGACACCCAGCAGATCTTGAGTGAGCCGTGCGATCTCATCAAGCACACCTTGCAGAGGCATACCTTGAGAGGCCGCCAGCTTGGCAGAGTCTGTAATGACGGCATTATCAGGCGTACCAAACTTCTTCTTCAACTCATCTACGTCATAGCTAGGAATACTACGTCTTGCAGTGCGAGCCATCCATTCAGAAGTGGCCATAAACAATGCTTGAGACACAAGAGGATCAATAGCGTATTTGCCATTCTCTTGTAGAGTCATGAAGTTGAGGGTCTTGCCGTCATCTGTAGACAAGATGTCCTGAGTCTTGTCCCCTTTGGCATTTGTCCCGTTCATCAAGCTTTTGATCCAACGATCATCTTCAGCAGTCAGACGTTCATTGGTCAGATCATCGATTGATTTTGCAAATTTAGGCATCTCGTTTTGAACCAAGGCAGTTACCGCGGTGACTTCTTCTTTAGTCAACTCACGGATCATCCCATTGTCATCGCGCTGCAGCTTGGTGATGTTCTCCATCAGGAATGCGATCGGGTCTTCTTGCTCTGCCATCAGCGAGCTGAGAGGCTTGGCGTTGAACGCTTGAATAAAGTGGTTCACGGAGCCTTTGGCAGCCAGAAGCCGGTCTTTAGATTTGGTCATCCAGTGGCGCTCAAGAGCTTTGGTTTTGAGTTCAGCTTCTGTTGATGGCTTATCAGTGGGCTCTGGCTCAACAGGGGCAACATCTTCGACTGTAGCAACTGCACCAACATTATCGTTGTCGATCAGATCCGCGTCTTCATCGACAACAGGTTCAGCAACAGACTCATCATCAATCACCTCGTCAACTATAACAGGTTCAGATTTTACCTTCTTTTTCGGTTTTGCTTTAGGCTTGGTCTCAACAACAGCCGGAGCTTTCAGAGCTCTACTGTTCAGATCTGGAGCTTTCAAAGCACCTGACTGCAGGTCTTTGGTGAGGGTGCCCATCTCTGGGCCATATTGATCCAGGAGAATGTTGAAAAGACCCACAACTGCTTCCAGGTCAGCTGATGCATTTCGCATCATGGCAACAGATGCCGGGGACTTCACTTGCCCATAAATCCCTTTCTTGTCCATGTAACGATCACCGTTTTTGTAGGACATGTAAGGGACAGATCGTCCAGCACCCTCAGAAACAGATTTGTTAATAGCCTTCATTTTGTTGATCTGGCTTGTAGCAAACGCCTTCAGTTCGATCAGGGCAGCTTGCCCTTCCAGCTTGTGACCAGAATCCATCGACTTGCGGATACGGGCATTGTGAGCTGACAGAGATATAAGGCCACGAGCCTCATCACCTGTGTTGCGAATCTGGTTCGAGACAAGTTTGAAAGTTGGGAAATTGTCTGAGACATTCTGTTCTTTTTTGCGTTGCTCAGGGGTCATGTCCTTGAGAGCAGCATCCAGATCAGCTTGGTTCTGTTCCTTGTTGGCGTCGCTGGTCTCGAAGCTTTTGGCAATCAATGAGGCTACTTTCAGCTTCTTCTTCAGACGCTCAGCAGTCTTACCACCGCCTACCTGATCTAAGACAATGTTGATGTCTGCAGATGTCACAGCTTCCGGGTTTGCCAGTTTGATCATGTCAATTAACCGGCCACGATTCAGAGCTTCTTCTTCAGTCTTTGGGGCACCAGCAGGATCATCAAGACCCACCACTTCCCGAAGCTTTACTGGGTCCATTGAACCAATAAACTTGTTGGCTTCCGTCACAGCAGCAGAGCTCTCGTAAAGCTTCACTGATTGGTTCACGGTAGTGTACTTGACTCGATCTGGATCAGCTTCATCAAGCTTATTCATCTCGGTTTCCACATCAGTGGCCGAGGCTTCTCTCATAATAGCCATCTCGGACAGCACACCAAAGCTTGCCATCAAACGATCATCGTCGGTGGATTCCTTGTTGGCCAGGGTGGCACCGTGAGCGTCGATCACATCAATGCGGGTGAGAGGGCGAGGATTGGCTTCAAAGCTTTCCTTGAGAGCCGGAACTTGATCCATGGTCTCCATAGCTTCAACGTCTGACAGAAGAGCAGAATTGCGAACCACGTCCTGAGCAGCCTTTTTCTTGTCGGCCGCTTTGGAAACGTCTTCCACATTCACTGGTTCAGTAGGCTCAGTGGATTCAGTTGGCTCATCAGTGCTGGTTGGATCAGTGGGTTCTTCTGTTCCGGTTTGGTTTGGTGTGGGTGGGCCAGAGACTTCAGGGGTTTCAGAAGCTTCAGGAGCCTCTGTATCCGGGGCAGGGGCACCTATCGTGCTGGCAGCGTCTGCCATACTCTCATTGGCTGTTTTCAGGGCGTCAGGGCTCACTGCCGAGTCTGCATTAGCAGAGGCTTCTGCCGCAGCAGTCCGAGCTTCCAAAGCTGAACCAGCAACATCAGACCCTGCACTTGCTACAGTAGAGACAACCTTACCAGCAAGACCAGGTGATTGCATAATACCAGCCGCACCAAGACCACCTATTGCACCTTCAACAGCAGACGATGCCACATCTTCAAAAAGTTCTGTTTCAACTCCCCCACCAACAATTAAACCAGCGTTAGATGTGAGCTGAGCATTACCTTCTTGGATAAATTCTTCTGTAGTTTCACGGGCTGTATTGCCAGCTACTTTCTTTGAAGCTTGTGCGATCGACGTACTTCCAACACCACGCCCTAAAGGATTTGCAGCAAACGAAGCTGTGAGCTTACCAGCTAAAATTGCTGCAGGAAGGGCCAACGCAAATGTCACAAAACCGCTATCTATAACCAAATCGCCAAGAACCTCATCATGGCTCATGTTGTTGTTTCGCATTTCCCAATACTTATCATTGCCCACCATGTCAGCTTCGGTAAGAGACAAAAATTTCATTTGGTTTTGTTGAACAGCGGCACCACTTTCACCAAGACCCATAATGAGAGGGGCCGCTTTCTCACCTTCTTTGAGAGCCAAAGATCTACCAGATGCTGTTTTCAAAGAAGCCTTAGCTGCCTCTTTTGACATACCACCTGCAACCATTTTGCTGACAGCCCTGGCTTTACCAACATACGAAATAGGGGCAGCAAACGCAGCAACCGATGCCACACCTTGAGTTACGAGAGAGGCAGCTTGATCAGGGTTTTGAGCGTAGTTCACAGCTGTGTCGACCATCGCTGCGCCTTGCTTCTTGAGCCAAGGAGATACAACACGATCCCACTTGCTGTCACTATCGGCATTGGCAGCCAGGTCTTGCTGATACTGAGCTTCGCGGTCTATTTTATCCAGCTGCGCAGCTCGTGCAAACTGGTCCCCACGCTCAACTGATGTGTCAGACTTTAGGCTATTAATCTGTCCTGTGATTGCCTGAGTTGCTTTACCAATACCCGGTGCAAGCGGGTAGCCAAAAACCTCTGGTAATTCAAAAGCATCCACTGTCTTGTTTCGGCCGTAATCACCAATAGCAGCAACCCCGGACAAAAAAGATCCAGCAACGTTTACAGCACCAGTTGATAGATCAGCAGCCGTGTCTCCAAGCAACTCACCCCTGGTACGGCCCGCGTCTTGAATACGATCTTCGTTGAGATAAGCACGTGCATAATCGGCTTTGTAGTTCGCAGCCTCTTGGCCATATTTAATGCTGAACGCCAACGAAGACAGAGAGTTCAAATCTTTAGTAACTTCGTCCTGAGCCAGTTCATTCCCTTCTTGGGATGCCAGAGCCATACTAGCCCGACCTTCTGGAGACTCCAAGGATGCTCGCTTCTGAGCAGAGATTTCTTGCAAGCTTGCAGACTTACCTTCAACCAAGGACGGCTCAGAAGCTTGAGGAGCTTGTGTCTCAACAGGTGTGCCAACCTCAAACCGACCAGGGGCAGACTGACCAAAAGACGACCCAAACTGAGCCATGTCGTTAAGTGAGATAGGTTTGGTTGGCTTCGCCATGCGAGTCATCCTCAAGCAATTAACAAAATAAAAGGAGGCTATGGATGTACCAAAGCCTCCCTGCATTATTCACTTTTTATGTGGGCCTGTGTATGCCCGTCTTGTGACGGCTTACATGTTGAGCATTTCTGGTATCAGATCCATCAAGCCCATGACTTCATCTGATATAGGACCACTATTTTGTATGTCCGACATGAACTTAGACAAGATACCTTCAGCTTGTGTACGTCGACCCTCATCAAGGTCGTTTCTTGCTTGCAGCATACTGATTGCCGCAGACACTTGTTGCACTTGCTGTGGGGGCAAACCTACTTCATCCCCGATCATCTGAATAGTCTCCGCAGGTGATCCACGGAATGCGTCCTGTGCTTGCTGATACCCAGGAGTTTGTGCGCCGCTTGCTTGGCTTGAAGGGCCATCGCTTTGTGGACCCCTGCCTGCAGAAAGAGCTTGGCTCAAGTTATCAGGTGTACTCATTACTGGAGACGGTGTCGCCGGTGTTGCAGGAGCTGCAGCATCCTGACGACTTGCCCAAAAGTCAGCAACTCCTTCCCCATTTTGTCGAATTGCGTCAGCTTGTCCGAAAAGGTTTGCGCCCCTCTCAGGACTAAACATACTTACGCCACCAGCAATGGCACCTTGTACACCCGCAGCTGCATTGTAACCTCCTTGAAGCACTTGACCAACCATCGTGTCAGTAGAGTCGCTTAAATCCCTAACATCTTTCAATATGTTTTGACCAACGGCATTAGAATTAGCAGCTCTTTCTGCAGGTGTTAATGAGCCTGAAGGGGCAGCGTTATTTGATTTAGGGCTCGGGACACCATTTGAACCGCTGCCTCCTCCTCCTGAAAACAATGGAAGGCTTTCACCGCCTGCCCCCGGTGGAGCATTTGCAATACGCGCCTCGTAAGTATACTCTGTGCCCATCTCAGTCATACGAGCCAAAGCCCGATCTGCTCTTTCATCGTTACCACGAGTTGCTGCGATCGCATACTCTTCTTGAAGTTCATCCCACTCACCTCGAAATGATTCAAGTTTTGCGTTTTCACGGTTATACTCGGCTCGTAATTCTTGGTTGGCTGCCCTGTTTGCTTCGTTGTTGAGATCACCAAGAATGGTTCTAATACCGCTATCGTTCAGCTTAGTTTTATTCCATAAAAAACCCCCCGCCTTGACAGTAGACTCCATAACTGCAGCAATTGTTTCAGGTGCAACCTTTGAAAATTCTTTTTGCAGTTTGTTGAAGTCAGCTTCCATGTCTCCGAACGACCCCATGAACGAAGACTCGTCTTCACCAGCAGCCGTGAACTGTTTCTTCATGCGAGACTGTAACTCAGCGGCCGTTTTACCGGGTGCGCCGCTGTAAGCTTGCTGGCCTACCGCATGCCAACGCAACCCGGGGTTTGCGCTAACCATACGCTTCAGCTCAGTTTTTTGATAATCAAGTGCTGTGTTGGTGTTCACCATCATAGGATTGCTTGCCATAGCACGTTTAACAGCTGGGCTAGTATCCCAATGCGCGGGATTCACCTCATCAGCTGCAGCAAGCCATGCAGCTTCTTTCTCTGCAGAGTAACCTTGTTCGAGAATCCATGGAGTCATCTCTGACGGTTGAAGGCTGTTGGCCATTTGGTCGACGCCAGCCAACGCTTCTTGTCGCATTGCTGCATTGGCGTCATCACTAGCTTGTTGTGCAACAGTACGCTTTCGATCTTCGATTTTCCAGCTATCTGTAATTTGTTTTTGACCTAAGTTATAACCTGCAGTCTCTGTGCTCTGATCCCGGCTGTTGTTGATTGACTGGGAGTTGGCGTTGGCAAAGAGATCATCACGTCGACCGGCAATCATCTCTAACGTGTCACCGTTTATGTCCCTGGGGTTGATACCCAGAGATTGAAAAATACCTTCTTTGCTGGCTTTGTCCCAGCTGCCAACATCAGTAATGCCCATGGCTTTACCAACAGCTGCAGCAGAGTTTTCAAACATGAGATCAGCATCAGCTTGAGCTTGCTCAGCATCACGCTCTCCCTGGAATCCACGGA